GGATTGAGCAAGAAAGAAATAAGTTAGAGGGTACTGAAGAACCAGAAGAAAAACAATTCCAGAGTTTTGCTGAAAGAAGAGGAAGAAAATCTTAGACTACTTAAAGTAGTAGATAGCGGTATACCTAAGGGTGTTATGACCACAAGAAACAAGAACAAATCTTGGGAACGTGGTTACAACAAAGACCACGACGTAGTCATTATATCTAACGACGGTACACTGGGCGATGTGATAGAGATACAGAACTTACGCATCGGCTTGCCGTCTGTACCTAATAACGTACATAAAAGGTCTGACGTTAAGAATGACCAGTTCTGGGAGGCCACAGAGTATGACAAGGATCTTAAAAAGATTAAGACTATATTCCAGTGGAATGAAATGCCTAACACATTTAAGTCTAAGTGGGTTGACTTCATAGAAACTGAGTTTGATAGACGAGAGAATGGTTTCTGGTTTTACAACAATGGAGTGCCAACATATATAACTGGTACGCACTACATGTATTTGCAGTGGACTAAGATTGATGTTGGTCAGCCTGAATACAGGGAATCAAACAGAATATTCTTTTTGTTCTGGGAAGCTTGTAAGGCTGACGATAGGTGCTTTGGAATGTGTTACCTAAAGAACAGACGTTCTGGGTTCTCGTTTATGTCTTCAGCAGAGACTGTTAACTTGGCGACAATAACGCCAGATTCAAGGTTCGGTATATTATCAAAGACGGGTAGTGATGCTAAGAAAATGTTTACTGACAAGGTTGTACCAATATCTACCAACTACCCGTTCTTTTTTAAACCAATACAGGACGGTATGGACAGGCCTAAGACAGAGCTTGCATACCGTGTTCCAGCGTCAAAGCTTACTCGTAAGTCTATAGAGACAACAGACGGAGCTACTGAGTTAGAAGGTTTGGATACTACCATTGACTGGAAGAATACGGGAGACAACTCCTACGATGGTGAGAAACTGAGATTCCTTGTACACGATGAATCGGGGAAGTGGTTGCCACCAGATAATATTCTAAACAACTGGCGTGTAGTAAAAACTACGCTACGTTTGGGTAGACGTATTGTTGGTAAGTGCATGATGGGCTCTACTTCTAACGCTCTTGACAAGGGAGGGTCTAACTTTAAGAAGATGTACGAAGACTCTGACGTAACAGAGAGAAACTCAAATGGTCAAACTAAAAGTGGTATGTACTCACTTTTCATACCAATGGAGTGGAACTTTGAAGGGTTTATAGATCAGTACGGTATGCCAGTGTTTAGAAGTCCAGAGACTGAGACTTTTGATGCTGTAGGAGATGTTATAGATAACGGTGTTCTTGACTACTGGGAGAATGAGGTTGAATCTTTAAAGAACGATGCGGATGCATTAAACGAATTTTATAGACAGTTCCCTAGAACAGAGTCTCACGCGTTCAGGGATGAGGCTAATAATAGTTTGTTTAACTTGCAGAAAATATATGAGCAGATAGACTTCAATGAAGGTTTAGAAGCTCAGAGGGTTTTACAGACAGGTAGATTCTCTTGGAAGAACGGTCAAAGAGATACCGAGGTTATTTGGAGTCCTGATAGAAAAGGACCTTTTAGAATAACATGGATACCTAACGATAAATTAAGAAACAACGTAATAATAAAAAATGGACTCAAATATCCTGGGAATGATCATATTGGAGCATTCGGATGTGACAGCTATGACATATCCGGAACTGTTGGTGGTGGTGGCTCTAATGGAGCCCTACACGGCTTAACTAAGTTCAACATGGATGATGCTCCTAGCAATCAATTCTTTCTAGAGTATATTGCTAGACCTCAGACTGCTGAATTGTTTTACGAAGACGTGCTAATGGCTTTAGTGTTTTACGGGATGCCAGTGTTAGCGGAAAACAACAAACCAAGGTTGCTTTACTATTTAAAGAATAGAGGGTACAGAGGTTTTAGTGTTGATAGGCCAGATAAACATAGAAACGGGTTATCTAAAGCTGAGCGAGAGCTTGGAGGGATACCGTCTTCTACGTCTGTTATATCTATACACGCCGAGGCTTTAGAGGCTTACATAGAGGAGCACGTTGGCTTTAGTGAGAACGGAAGTGGTAACGTGTACTTTTCCAGGACTTTACAGGATTGGGCTAACTACGATATACAAAAGCGAACCAAGTTCGATGCCACTGTTTCTTCAGGTTTAGCTATTATGGCTAACCAAAAGTACGTTGTAAATAACAAAAAAATAAGTAACGAAATAAATGTTAACTTTGCAAAGTATAATAATAAAGGATTGGTAAGCAAAATCTATGAATAATCCATCACTAAAGAGTACAACATCTTTTCCAGATCAACTAGCTCCAGACAGCGAAAAGCAATCTAAGCAGTACGGAGTAAGAGTAGGTAGGGCTATTGAGTCAGAGTGGTTTAGAGGTCAAGGTAGCGACTCCAGGTTTTACGACAACAAAGGAGTTTATCACAACCTAAGACTTTACGCTATGGGCGAGCAGTCTATACAGAAGTATAAGGACGAGATGTCTGTTAATGGTGACATTTCTTACCTTAACTTAGACTGGACTCCACTACCTATTATACCTAAGTTTGTTGACATCGTTGTTAACGGTATGTCTAACAGACTTTTTGATGTTAAAGCAACAGCTGTGGATCCTATATCTACAGACAAAAGAGCTAACTATAAGAATAAGATACAAACTCAGATGGCTAATAAAGAGATCTTTGAAGAGATCGGAGCCATGCTTGGGCAGAATATGTTCTCAAGCGATCCTGATTTATTGCCTGAAAATGACGATGAGTTAGATCTTCATATGATGATAGACTACAAGGATTCTATTGAGATTGCTCAAGAGAAAGCCATTGAGTCTGTTTTCAAGATGAATGAGTACTTAGAGTTAAAGAAAAGAATTGACAAAGACATTACTGAGTTAGGAATAGGTGTTGCAAAACACTCATTCAACAGCCACGATGGTATAGTACTTGAATACGTAGACCCAGAGAATTTTGTTTACAGCCCTACAGACGATCCTAACTTCAAGGATTGCTACTACTTTGGTGAGGTTAAGAACATAAATATGACAGAGCTAAAGAAGATTAATCCAGACCTTACTAAGGATGATATGGAGAAAATCGCTCAGTCTTCTCAGAAGTGGGATCAGTATCAAGGAACTAGAGGTGGAGCTAGAAACGAAACCTTTGACAAGAACACAGCTACTGTTTTGTACTTTGCTTATAAGACAGACAAAAATATTGTATACAAAAAGAAAATAACTAACTCAGGAGGAGAAAGAGTAATCAAGAGAGATGACTCATTCAATCCTGAAGAGAACGAGATGTTCGAGAGATTGTCTAAACGCATTGACGTTTGGTACGAGGGAGTTATGGTTCTAGGTACTGAGTACTTACTTAAGTGGGATGTAATGAAGAATATGGTTAGACCAAAGTCTTCTATGCAGAAAGTATACCCGCCTTATATAGTATCAGCTCCTAAGATGTATAAGGGTAGAATTGATTCATTAGTTAAGAGGATGATTCCTTTTGCTGATCAGATTCAACTTACACACTTAAAACTACAACAGATTGCTTCTAGAATGACACCAGATGGTGTGTACGTAGATCTAGATGGAATATCATCTATTAACCTAGGTAATGGAATGACTTACGATGCTGGAGAGGTTCTTAACCTTTACTTCCAGACTGGTTCTGTTTTGGGTAGATCAACAAACGAGATAGGTGAATTTAATCATGGTAAGATGCCAGTTCAGGAGCTTGCTTCTTCTGGATCAAACGCTAAGATTAGTTCATTAATTAATATGTACAACTACAACCTAAATATGATTAGGTCTGTAACTGGACTAAACGAAGCTAGAGATGGAAGTACTCCAGACTCTAATGCACTTGTTGGCGTACAAAAACTAGCAGCTCTTAACTCAAACACTGCAACTAGACATATCCTTCACGCTGGTATATACATTACTCAAAAACTAGCAGAGTGTGTTGCTTATAGAATATCTGATGTGTTAGAGTACTCTGATATGTCTGAAGACTTCGTGAAGAACATAGGAAGAGAAAGTATGAATATTCTTAGAGAAATTAAAGACCTTCACTTTCACGACTTTGGTATCTTTATAGAGATACATCCTGACGAAGAAGAAAAGGCTGTGCTGGAACAAAACATACAATCTTCACTTGCTGCTCAGAAAATTGACATAGACGATGCTATTGATATTAGAATGGTAAGAAACTCTAAGATGGCTTCACAACTTCTTAAAGTACGTAAGAGACGTAAGGAGAAGATGGATCAGAAAAGACAGCAAGAGAATATTGCACTACAGTCTGAGGCAAACCAACAAGCTTCTTTAACAGCTGAACAAGGTAAGCAGCAAACTATTATGGCTCAAGGAGAGATTGATGCTAAGTTGGCACAGATGAAAGCTGAGTTCGAAATGCAAAAGATGCAGCAAGAGTTCCAGTTTAAGTCACAGCTTATACAACTTCAGAAAGGAATGGATGCTCAAATCAAAGGAGGAGAGATTCAGAATCAGCTTCAGAAAGAAAAGTATAAGGAGGATAGAAAAGATAAAAGGACAGAGAAACAAGCTAGTCAACAATCTAAACTAATCCAACAAAGACAACAAGACTTAAATCCAATAGACTTTGATGGTGCTGACTCTATAGGCTTAGACCTGTAAAATATATAAGTATTATCTTTGCGTAAAATTAAATTAAATCAAAATGGAAGGAGTAACTTTTAGAGAGCTTGATGGCGATGGAAATCCTATTGAGCCACAACAAGTACAAGAGACCACTGTAGACGAAGTAGCTGAAACTGTAGATGAACAGTTAGAAACTGTAGATGAGCAGTTAGAAGCTGTAGAGGAACAAGTCGATGAGCCTCAAGTAGAAGAAACAACTGTAGAAGAAACTACAGAAAACAATGTACTAGAGCTAGACGAGAATAGTATTTTGTCTTACTTTAAAGATAAGCTTGGTAGAGAGTATGACTCTATCGAAGACGTTCTTAGACAACCTGAAGAAACCACTGTCCCAGAGGACGTGGCTAAGTACTTAGAGTACAAGAAAGAAACTGGACGCAGCTTCAATGATTTCCTAAACCTACAAAAGGATTGGAATGAAGTTGCAGATTCAGATGTTCTTAGAGAGTACTATAAGGAGTCGAAGCCGCACCTTGATGATAGTGAAATAAACTATCTGCTAGAAGATAATTTCTCTTACGATGAAGAATTGGATGATGAGAGAGATATTAAGAAAAAGCAGATAGCAATTAAAGAAGAATTATACAAGGCTAGAAACCACTTTGAAAGTATGAAGGAAAAGTTCAAGGCTCCGCTTGAGTCAAGTGCTGCCTCTCTTCCAGATGACTATCAAGAGGCTTACAGCTTTTATAATGACTATAAACAGAAATCAGCGACAGAAGAACAAATTCTAGAGCAGAGGTCTAAAGTTTTTGCTGAGAAAACAAATGCTTTATTCAATGAGGAGTTCAAAGGTTTTGAATTTAACCTCGGAGATAAG